GTTAATGATACCGGATACAAGTCTTTAAACCTGACAACAGCAACAGTATTATAATTGCTATTTAAAATAGATAAATTACCATCAGTATATTGTTCTTTATAATCTTCTACGGTATCATCATTCGTAATTAAATTTTTAAACTGCTGTGGTGATCCAGGAAATCCGAGACCAGTCATCCAGTTATGAATTAACATGTAATTTTCGAGATTCTCATCAACCATGAATCTTAATTGAAAATCTTCATAAATTAAAATATCTCCTGGAACATCTAATATTTTTAAATATGTTGGTTGAACAGCATTTCCAAGTTTAATTTCTGGGATTCTTGCCGAATTGGAAAAGAAAGAAACTTTTTGGTAATTTGCTAATGTAAAATTAAACCCAACAGGTGCTAGAAAATTTCTATTCTCTATTTGGTTTCCAAACGCAGATGCCATTGTTTTTATTTGTATTTAGTAGTAGTGTTGTATTCGATGGTAATTGTCATAAAAAAAGACCTCCCGAAGGAGGTCCAGAAAATCTTGGATCCAATGGATCACATGAGATTTTGAACACGAACTCTTCTGTAGTAACGGTTAGAATTAACCTTGATACGTCCAAGACCCTGGTTACTAACGTCACCTTCTGCGAATGGGTTAGAAACCATTCCGTAACGAGTCTTAAATCCGATCTTGGGTTGGAAAGTGTTCTCTCCAACTGCACGAACCATTTGAAGAGGAACGTAAGGGCAATAGAACAGTCCTGCGTCATAAGGTGAAGAACCTTTATAACCAGCAACATAGTACTGATCACCAGAAACGTTTGCAGAATAAGGATCAATATAGACCTTATACTTACCAGCAAGAACACCTGCGAAGGTGTTACCAGTGTCATCAACGTTCAGGTTTGCATTGAGTGCGGGGGTGTAATCAAGTACACCAGCCATGGTCAATGCGGAAGCAACGTCTGCGGAACACAGAATCATGTTGCCTTTTCCTCTACGAGTCTCTTGTGCGATTGCGTTTGCATCGCGCTCGATTTGGAAAATAAGACCCTTGAACTTCTCAACACTCCAACGTCCATTAGAATCAACGTCAAGGTCGAAAGTACCACCGGTAGCAACATTTGCCTGAGCACCGGGTTTAGCAGCCTTGTAAATGGTTCTGATGACTTCTCTGTTGATTTCCGCAAGGATTTCGGTAGAGAGAATATTGGCAAGTTCTGCCTCGGCATTCAAACCATGAATTGCCTTAAGGTCTTGTGCCAGTTCCAGAGAATACTCTGCTTTCAGAGCACGGGACTTAGCAGTAACGGTGACTTTCTCAATCGAGAATGCCATCTCATTGAACTGATTACCAGTTCCATCTCCAAGAAACTCGGAATCACTGGTGGACATACCCTGTCCAACAGAATAATTGTTGCCAGAGTTAGGACTTAGGATACCTGGATTGTTACCATTCTGTGCGGTTGTTCCAAAACCGACACTTGAACCATCAGATGCTTGAGCAGTATAATCACCAGTAGTGGTATTATATCCATCATCCTGTCCAGAGAATGCAGAATCTGCTTCGTTGAAGAGTGCTTCAGCACCACTCTTGTTTTTGTAACGTGAACGCATTGCGAAGATCAGTCCAGTAGGACCGTTCATCGGTTGGACACCTGCGAGGTCATATGCGACCAAGTTAGGCATTGAACGTCTGATCAATGAGATCAGAACGGGGTCGAAACCTGCATTAGGACCAGCGGCTGCGGCACCACCTTGATATCCGTCATTGCCAACAGAGTTGGTAGGATCTTCAGAAAGGAATTCTCTTTCCTCTCTAATTGTTCTTTCTTGATTCTCCAGAAGAACTGCGGTAACCATTCTCTTATGGGCATCATTGATGCCTCCGAGACCCTCATGGTTGAGGATAGGTGCCCACTTCTCCTGAAGGTATTCAGCATTGAAACCTTGCATTTGAATTTACCTTGTTAAAAATTTTAGTTTGATTTATAATTAAAAAATCACTTTTTAGAAACTCTAGTCAGAGTATCCAGATATGATTCCATTAAACCACTAACCTGTGGTTGAGTAGTTATATCAGAACCTTCGGAGATAGTTTCTGACTCATCTCTTTGAGAACCAGTTACTGGGAAATATGATTCCCTCAGTGATACCAGTTTCTCACGATATATTTTCTCACTATCAAACTCAACATTTTCTGCAAGATTGGCTAGTCTATCCTTTTGTGAAAGTGCAAGACCTTCGGAGACATCGGAGAAGATTGAATCAGCAACCGACTCAGCTAATCTTTGATTAAGAGCAACATTAGACTTAATTTGCTCGTTGAGTTTATATTCCATTTCATCTAGTTTTTCTACCATTGCGGCAGTTACATCATATTTTTCTTCAGGGATACTTACATAATGTTCTTCAAAAAGACCTCTTATTCCGGTGAGGAATGATTCGGTCATTTCGTTCTTGAGACCTTGCTCAACTGCAAGTTGATTTTCGGTCATCCATTCTTGGGAAACATACTCAAGATATGCATCAACTCTCTCGGTCAGTTCTTCTTTAATAAGAGTAACTTCTTCTTCGAGAGTTTGTTGATATCGTTGTACTATTTCTTCTTGAATTTCAGAAACTTTTGACTTGATAGCAGTTTCAAAAATGGTACGTGCTTTCTCTTGGAATTCTTCCGAAAGATCTTCACCCTGGAGAAGAGCAGTAACATCTTCTTCGATATCATACCCTTCTTCGGTCACCTCCTCTTCTGCGACAACTTCAGTTGTTTCTTCCTCAGAAACTTCTTCTTCTGAAACAACTTCCCCTTCAACTTCTTCCTCTTCCTTCATGCCCTTAGGCATGGGTTCGGCAGGTTTTGCACCCCTGTTCACAATGTCTTTGACAGTTGCGATTTTGGGTTCTGAGAGTTTAGCAGAGTTGTCGTCTGACTTATAGTTTTCTGGAGTAGGACCACCGAGATCTTCCCAATTGCCAGTTTGGCCTGGTGCTAAAACACCGGAAGCATTGCTTCCTGCCTTTGACATTGGTTCAGATGCAGCAGCTCCCTTAGTTACTACGTTTTCCATTTCTTGTAAATTGCTACCAACGGACATTTGATTTTATTAGATTTTTTATACTAATATATTTATTTATAATTTAAAGATTTGATAAGAATTCATTGAACAAGTTTAACTTATGTTCATCGAGAATTCTTTGGTCAACAAGAGTATTAATTCTCTTCTGAGTTTTCTCTGCGAGTTGCTCACGAAGAATTCCTCCTTCCCAAATCCACTCTTTTCCTTCCATAATTCCTGATACAAATGCATCAGGTGCAGAAGGATCGGCAACGATATCAGCAGCAGTTGCTAACATGAAATCTTCACCAACAACTTTGCATCCACCACGATCTTCTTTTAATGAACCAACACCACGAGAAGAAACTCCAAGCATCACACCTTCATCTAAAAGTGAAGATGCAATTTTGCCCATAGGGGTATTAAGAATTTGTGCCTTACCTCTGAAATTACTACCCTCTTGAGTGAGTGAAGTAATCTTATGTGAAACACGATCAAGATTTACGGTAGGACCATCAGGATGTCCAAGTTCTCCAAGAGCACGACCTTTATTAACAAAAGTTTCACAATAACGTTTTACTTCTCTTGAAAGAGTATCCATAGGATACATTCTTCCATTACGATTTTTAAGGTCTCCTTGTAGGAAAACACCCTCAATGTATAGTCTTTGAGGTTTTCCTTTCCTACCTTCCTTAATAATTTTTACGTTTGAAATTTCTTCTGTTATAAGTTTCATTTTATCTATACTTTTTAGTAATTATTTAGTTATGCAAATATTCTTGATGGAGATGATGGTGTAACTTCATAAGATTCCCAACCTTCTGGGAGATCACCGAGGTAATTAATATGCCATCCTGGTAATACTGTTGGTGCTACAAGTTCATTACCGTCCTCATCCCATTCACCACCAATGGTGATTGTTCCCATAACATCAATAGCATGATTTGCTGTGTATGCATTTAATTTTTCTTCTGTTTCACCAGTGGGTTCTTCATTCTCATCATATACAGGAACATCAATTATAAATCCT